AATGGAATGGAACTACGAAGGATTTATTGACGAGTATGGAATTCCAGTCTTTACTACTCCTGACGTCGACAGACTTACACCAGACGGTGAATTAATAGATGTAGGCGTAATAGATAACTGGCAAAACGAAGTAGATGGTTTAAAAGACGATCAAGATGCTTTAAATGAATTTTACCGTCAGTTTCCTAGAACTACAGAGCACGCGTTTAGAGATGAAACAAAAAACAGTATATTTAACTTAGTTAAAATATACCAACAAATAGATTACAATGAAGAGATGACAAACACTCTTGGTATTACTACGGGTAATTTTCAATGGGTTAACGGTGTTAAAGATTCACAAGTAATATTTTATCCAGACCCAAAAGGTAGATTTAAAGTTAGTTGGGTTCCACCTCAACAACTTCAAAACAAAGTTGTACTTAAAAATGGTATTAAATATCCTGGTAACGAACACATGGGTGCTTTTGGTTGTGATAGTTACGATATATCAGGTACGGTAGATGGGGTTGGGTCGAAAGGAGCTTTGCACGGGTTAACTAGATTTAGTATGGAGGATGCCCCAGCAAACAGTTTCTTTTTAGAATACTTGTCAAGACCACCAACGGCCGAGATGTTCTTCGAGGACGTTCTAATGGCTTTAGTATTTTATGGGATGCCTATACTCGCAGAGAACAATAAACCTCGTCTCCTGTATTATCTGAGACGTAGAGGATATAGAGGATTTAGTATGAATAGGCCGGACAAGATATGGAACAAATTATCTGTTGCAGAAAAAGAAGTAGGTGGAATACCTAACTCTTCAGAAGACATCAAACAAGCTCACGCCGCAGCAATTGAGATGTATATACAAGATCACGTTGGAATGAAGCAAGATGGAACGTTCGGTGATTTGTATTTCAATGAACTACTAAACGATTGGGCAAAGTTTGACATAAACAAAAGAACAAAGCATGATGCATCAATAAGTTCTGGTTTAGCTATTATGGCTAACAATAGACATTTATATAGGCCAAATGCAGAGGTTAAAAAACCTCAACTAAATATAAACATTTCTAAGTATAGTAATACTGGAAGTAATTCACAAATAATCAAATAATAAATATGGCAGAGTCTGGCATTAAAAGTTATTTCCCGAGTCAAACAGTAGGTGATGCTGAAAAGTTAAGCTACGAATATGGTTTAAAGGTAGCTAAAGCTATAGAGCAAGAGTGGTTTAACAACGATAGAAACACCAATAGATACACGGCTAATCACAATAATTTTCACAAATTAAGATTATACGCTAGAGGTGAACAATCTATTAAAAAATATAAAGATGAATTATCTATTAACGGTGATTTATCTTATCTTAATTTAGACTGGAAACCAGTACCAATTATACCTAAGTTTGTAGATATAGTTGTGAATGGTATTGCAGAAAGAACTTACGATATAAAAGCTTATTCTCAAGACCCTTTTGGTGTGTCAAAAAGAACAGAGTACATGGAGTCAATACTTGCCGACATGAGGTCTAAAGAAATGAATGAGTTCGTAATGGGTGCTTTTGAAATTAATCTTTATGAAAACGATAAAGATTCTTTACCAGAAACAGAGGAAGAGTTAGAGTTACACATGCAAATGACATATAAGCAGTCTGTTGAAATAGCTGAAGAACAAGCCTTAAACGTTTTGATGGATGGTAACAATTACGAGTTGATTAAAAAAAGGTTTTATTACGATCTTGCTGTCTTAGGTATAGGCGCTACAAAAACAAGTTTCAACACGTCTGAAGGTGTAACTATTGATTATGTTAACCCAGCAGATTTAGTATACTCACACACTGACTCTCCTTACTTTGAAGACATATATTATGTTGGTGAGGTAAAAACAATTCCAGTTAACGAACTAGCAAAACAATTCCCGCACTTAACAGAGTCTGATCTTAAAGAGATAATGGAAAACAAATCTAACAATAGATCAAATTACAACTCTAGAAACTCAACAGAAAAACAAGATAACAATAGTATTCAAATCTTATACTTTAACTACAAGACTTACATGAACGAGGTGTATAAGATGAAACAAACTGGTTCTGGTGCGGATAAAATTATAGCTAAGGATGATTCGTTTAATCCACCAGAAGATATGGAAGGTGGGTACGCTAAAATGTTAAGATCTATAGAGTGTCTTTATGAAGGTGCTATTGTGCTAGGTACAGAAAGACTACTTAAGTGGGAAATGGCTAGAAATATGATGCGCCCTAAAAGTGATTTTACTAAGGTTAAAATGAACTATAGTATTGTAGCGCCTAGAATGTACGACGGTAAAATAGAATCTTTAGTTAGTAGAATAACTGGTTTTGCTGATATGATTCAATTGACTCATTTAAAACTACAGCAAGTGTTATCTAGAATGGTGCCTGATGGTGTTTATTTAGATGCTGATGGTTTAGCTGAAATTGATTTAGGTAATGGAACAAACTATAATCCACAAGAAGCGTTAAACATGTTCTTTCAAACAGGATCTGTTATTGGTAGAAGCTTTACAAGTGAGGGTGACATGAATCCAGGCAAAGTGCCTATTCAAGAAATTACATCTGGATCTGGTGGAAACAAAATGCAAGCCCTTATTGGCAATTACAATTACTACTTGCAAATGATAAGAGATGTAACCGGGCTTAACGAAGCTAGAGATGGTAGTACTCCAGATAAAAACGCTTTAGTAGGCGTTCAAAAACTTGCCGCGGCTAACTCAAACACGGCAACTAGACATATTTTACAAGCTGGTTTATTTTTAACAGCACAAACAGCAGAGTGTTTGTCTCTTAGAATATCTGATATTATAGAACATTCACCTACAAAAAACGCTTTTATACAAGCAATAGGAGCTCACAACGTAGCGACGTTAGAAGAAATGTCACAACTACATTTGTATGATTTTGGTATATTTATTGATCTAATGCCAGATGAAGAAGAAAAAGCAATGTTAGAAAACAATATACAAATGGCTTTACAACAAAAAAGTATAGAGTTAGAAGATGCTATTGATTTAAGGGATGTTAAAAACGTAAAGTTAGCTAATCAACTATTAAAGATTAGAAGAAAGAAAAAAGAAGAAAAAGATCAAGCTAGACAAGAGCAAATGATACAAGCTCAAGCTCAAGCGAATGCGCAAGCGCAGCAAGTGGCAGCTCAAGCAGAGGTTCAGAAAAACCAAGCATTAACCCAAAATAACGCTCAATTAGAAACTATAAAAGCCGAACTTAATTCTCAAAAAATGACACAAGAGGTTGAGATGAAAAAAGAGTTGATGGCTTTAGAGTTCCAATACAACATGCAATTAAAAGGCATGGAGGTTGAAGGTGTTAAATCTAGAGAAAAAGAAAAAGAAGATCGTAAAGACGAAAGAACAAAGATACAAGCGTCGCAGCAATCAGAAATGATTGAACAAAGAAACAGTGGAAAACCACCTAAAAACTTTGAATCCGCAGGTAATGATATACTAGGTGGAGGATTTGATTTAGGTTCGTTTGATCCTAGTTAGAATTATTAATTATTATTATATTATATTATGGAAGAAGAAAATGAAAACGTAGTCGAAGAGATTACACAAGAAAACACTGAGCAGGTTGATAATACTCCTCAGGTAGATGAAAGTAAGTTTAATAGTGCTGGAGATGACAGTGTTATAAAAATAGATTTAAGTAAACCACCAACACCAGTAGAAGAAAATGAAGTTAAAGAAGATAACGCTGACGACAGCGGAGTGGTTGCAGAGCTTGAAAATGCCGAGCCCACACAAGAACAAGAAGAAGTACACGCGGAAGCTCAAACACAAAAAGCTCCAACGCTAGAAGAGGTTACTGAAGAAGAGCAAGAACAAGTTGAAGAAATAGCCACAGAAGCACAAGAGGCTATTCAAGAAAATTTAGAAACAGGTAAACCTTTACCAGAAAACATCCAAAAATTAGTTGATTTTATGGAAGAAACTGGTGGTGATTTAAGTGACTACGTAAAGCTTAATCAAGATTACTCAAAATTAGATGACACTAGTTTATTACACGAGTACTATAAGCAAACAAAACCTCACTTAGACAATGAAGAAATTAGCTTCCTTATGGAAGATACATTCTCTTACGACGAAGATATAGACGACGATAGAGATATACGTAGAAAGAAATTAGCGTTAAAAGAGCAAGTTGCCAACGCTAAAAGCCACTTAGACGGGCAAAAGTCTAAATACTATGAAGAAATTAAAATGGGTTCTAAGCTCACGGGTGAGCAACAGAAAGCAGTTAACTTCTTTAATAGGTACAACAAGGAAACAGAAGAGCTGAACAAATCTGCTGAATCAAATCGAAATAGTTTTATGAAAAAAACCAATGAGGTTTTTAACAACAAATTCAAAGGTTTTGAATATAACGTTGGGGATAAAAACTATAGATTTAATGTTAAAGATGTGGACAAAGTTAAATCTGAACAAAGTGATATTAATCAATTCATGACAAAGTTTGTTAATGAAGATTCCACTTTAAAGGATCCAAACGGGTATCACAAAGCTTTATTTACAGCGGGTAATCCTGATGCTATAGCTAAGCATTTTTACGAGCAAGGCAAGGCAGATGCTATGAAAGATAGTATTGCAAAAGCTAAAAACGTAGACATGAATCCTAGACAGTCTCATAAAACAATAGAGACTGGTGGGTTAAAGTTTAAAGTATTAGGCGATGATTCTTCTGATTTTAAGTTTAAAATTAAAAATAGAAAATAAATTAACAATTAAAACATTTTAAAAAATGGCAATTACAAGCGCAGCAGCTGCGAATTTGACACCTTCACCGGTGAAAAAAGCGATAGCTAGCAATTACATGGACTTCGCTGGAGGTACTAATGGATGGGCAGATCAATATCTACCAGACGTTATGGCTAAAGAGGCAGAAGCTTATGGAAACAGAACGATGGCAGGATTCTTAAGACAAGTTGGTGCTGAAGAAGCAATGCAATCAGATCAAGTTATTTGGTCAGAACAAGGTAGATTACACTTAGCATACAAAGGTCACATAACACATGATGATGACACTGCAAATACAGTTGGTGGTGTTTCAGCTACTAATGCGGGTGGTCAAATCGGTATTGATACTGATATTGATGGTAGAGCAATTTCTACTACTCACGGTATTAGAATTAACGATATTTTATTAATCGCTGATTCTAACACTACAGCTACTGTATTGGTAGTAAGCGATCCTGTTGGAGCAGCATCTTTTGATGTAGTTCTTTATGACGCTGGATCTTCTACAGCAACTTTAGCAAACGCAGGTTTTGCACAAGGTTCTGATGGTGATGCTGATATTACTATATTAGTTATTGGATCTGAATTTGGAAAAGGAGCAACTGGTAGAGTTGGACAAAACGAACCAGATCACAAGACTTATTCTAACAAGCCAATTATCTTAAAAGATAAGTATGCTGTGTCAGGTTCTGATACTGCTTCAATTGGTTGGGTAGAAGTTTCTAGTGAAGATGGTACTGGAGGTTACTTATGGTATGTTAAAGCTGAAGCTGAAACTAGAATGAGATTTAACGATTACTTAGAAATGTCAATGTTGGAAACGGTTCCAACTGATTCTTCTGAGTCTCTTGTTGATTCTTACTTTGGGTTTACAGGTGGTGCTGATGGTACTACTGGTCACCAAGGTTTATTTAACGCTATTGAAACTAGAGGTAACCAAACTTCTGGTGTTACTGGTGTTAACGCTGCTACTGATTTAGCTGAGTTTGATGCTATCTTAGCAGAACTTGACAAAAACGGTGGTATTGAGGAAAACATGATGTTCGTGAATAGAGCAACTGCTCTAGCAATGGATGATATGTTAGCTTCTATGAATTCTTACGGAGCTGGTGGTACTTCTTACGGGGTATTTGACAACTCTGAAGATATGGCTTTAAATTTAGGTTTCTCTGGTTTCAGAAGAGGTTCTTATGACTTCTACAAGTCTGACTGGAAATACTTAAACCAATTAGATGGTAGAGGTGGTATTAACGCTGCTAACACTGTTGGAGCAATTCGTGGGGTTATGGTACCAGCTGGTACATCTTCAGTTTATGACCAAATGTTAGGTAGAAACTTAACGCGTCCATTCTTACATGTTAGATATAGAGCTTCTGAAACAGATAACCGTTACATGAAAACATGGGTTACTGGTTCTGTTGGAGCTGTTACTTCTGACTTAGACGCAATGGAGGTACACTACTTATCTGAAAGAGCATTAGTTACTCAAGGAGCAAACAATTTCTTCTTAATGAACTAATCATTATATTTTAAAAGATCGAGGCTTCGGCCTCGACCTTTTATTTTTATTAATTTTATTATATATTATATTATGGCAAAAAAACAAAAAACAGAAAAGGCTGTAGAGCCTTTAATAGAAAAAGACTTCGAAGAAGTTATGGTGGAAACTCCACCGGTTGTTAAACAACCAAAAAAAGAAATAGTTGCAAAAACTGCACCTACAAAAGAAAACAAGTGGGAGATAAAAAATAGAACTTATCTTTTGAAAAGCCACAAAAAACCTTTAAGTAAATTAATAAAATCTGCGGGTATTTATTATTTTGATGAAGAAGCAGGTTATGAGAGAGAGTTAAAGTATTGTGAAAACCAAAGAACATCATTTGTTGATGAGATGGTTGGTGACCAAAGACTTTCTCACATTATATTTAGAAATGGAGCTTTAGTTGTTCCTAAAAATAAAGTTGTTTTGCAAAAGTTTTTATCTTTATATCACCCTCATAGAGATAAGGTTTTTTATGAACTAAAACCCCAAGTTATAGCTCAAGACGAGTTAGTAGATATTAACCTAGAAGTAGATGCTTTAATAGCAGCTAGAAATATGGACATTGACATGGCAGAAGCAGTTATGCGTGCCGAGATCGGTTCTAAGGTATCTAAGATGAGTTCTAAAGAACTTAAAAGAGATTTGCTTATATTTGCTAAGAAAAACCCAGCGTTACTCTTAGATTTAGCTAGTGATGCTGATGTTCAACTTAGAAACTTTGGTATTAAAGCAACTGAAATGGGAATACTAAAACTATCTCAAGATCAAAGAACTTTCTCATGGGGTTCTAATAATAGAAAGTTAATGAACGTTCCATTCGATGAACACCCTTATTCAGCTTTAGCCGCTTGGTTTAAAACTGACGAAGGTATGGAAATCTACTCTAACATAGAGAAAAGATTAAATTAACAACAAAATAATATGGTTGCCCTTCGGGGTGACCATTTATTAAAATTTAATTTTATGACAAAGAAATCAAAGGGTTTAGGAGACTCAATAGAAAAAATTACAAAAGCAACGGGAATAAAAAAGGTTGTAGACACGGTTAGCAAGATAACTAAAAAACCCTGTAATTGCGGTCAAAGAAAAGATACTTTAAATAGATTATTTCCTTACAATAATAAATAAAAAATATGATATTCGTAGATACAGTATACCAAAGGGTTTTAGCATTAGCTAACAAAGAGCAAAGAGGTTACATAACACCTCAAGAGTTTAATTTATTTGCTTGTCAAGCTCAGTTAGAAATAATAGAACAGTATTTTTACGATATAAATAGATTTGGTAGGTTTCATGGTAATGACACGGAATACTCTGACATGCTTAATTTGATTAACGAAAAAGTTTTAGAAATAACTACATCTGCAACATTGAGTGTAACAGCAAATACTGGTGTAGCATCTTTGCCAGATGATTTATACAAATTAGGTACAGTAATAATGGGTGGTGTTGAGGCTGACTTTATGAGTGCTAGTGAAGTTGTTAAGTTAAATAACTCAAAATTAACTAAACCTTATTTTACCGAAGGTATTAAAGGCGTTAGATCGCCCGTGTATACAAAACAGGCGGATAATATAACTTTATTTCCACTTCCAACATCCACTTATTTACAAAGTCTAACTACATCTATAACGTATATTGAACAACCTAAGTGTCCTTATTGGGGTTATGTTGTTGTTGATGAAAAAGCTATGTATAACGAGGGCGCTTCAGTTAATTTTATATTACACGCTTCTGAAGAATCAGAGTTGGTTAATAGAATACTAGGTTTATCCGGTATTACAATACAAAAACCAGAATTAACATCCGCTGCATTACAACTTGAGGGAACAAAACAACAAATTGAAAAACAATAAATAAATGGGATTACTATTAAACAATGGGGCGAGCGAAAACAGTTATTATTCAAAACCAGATGAATATGGAGACTATCAATTTGTTTCTTTACAAGATATAATAAACCAATTTATGGTAGCATACGTTGGTGAAGATAAAATTATATCTAAAATAAAAAAAACAGATGTTGCTTTTCACGCTCAAAGAGCAATGCAAGAATTATCTTTTGACACTTTTAAATCTTGCAAAGCGCAAGAGATTACGGTACCTGCTTCACTTCAAATGATTTTACCATACGACTATGTTAACTACACCAAAGTCAGTTGGGTGGATTCTGCTGGTATAAAACATTTATTATACCCTACAAGTAAAACTTCAAATCCAAAACACCCGCAGGTTGATTCAAATGGAGACTTTTTAGGTCATAATAATAGATTAATAAGCTCTGGTGAGTTAATAAAGAATGGAAATTTTAATGGAGATAGTACTCACTGGAAGCTAAACCAGCAATGGGCAAACACAACTTTACCACCTATTACCACGGGAACCATAACGACTTCAATTGTCGCAAACACTCTTGGTGATCCTGTGACTGGTTGGTTTTTCAGATCTGGTAGTATTGGTAATGTTATTCGTGGTTACGACATACCGCAGTGGAATGGTATAAGGCAGATAGATCTTCCAATCATAGATGGTGAAGAATACAGGGTATCAGTTGATGTTAGTAATTATACTTCTGGGACGTTTAGTGTGGTTTTAATTGACGGGCAAGGTGATTTTGCTGACTTTGGAAGCATCACCGCGGACGGAACATTTACAGCTACAAAAACCGCTGGAACAACAAACACCCCCTATAATATTAAGCAGCTTTTTATTAGAAATAAATCTGCAACACCTGGCAACATTACTATTGATAATGTATCTGTGACTAGAGTTGGAAGTGAAGAAACATCTACTACGTGGTCTAACTACAAATCAACATCGCCATCTGAAAATCAAGACGATTATCAAGACGATACTTATTGGCCAGCGGAAGGATCAAGATATGGGTTAGACCCTCAACACGCTCAAACAAATGGTTCTTTTTATATAGATTGTAATTCAGGAAAAATTCATTTTAGCTCTAATATTAGTGGAAAAACTGTGATCTTAGATTATATAAGCGATAGTCTTGGTACAGACGCTGAGATGCAAGTTCATAAGTTTGCAGAAGAAGCTATGTACAAGTGGATTGCTCACGCGGTTTTAGCGACTAGAGCAAACACTCCAGAGTATCTTGTAGCAAGATTTAAAAAAGAAAGGTTTGCAGCCACAAGAACAGCTAAGTTAAGATTATCAAATATTAAGCTAGAAGAGATAACTCAAATTTTAAGAGGTAAATCGAAACAAATAAAACATTAATTAAATGCCAGAGTTAAAACACAATTTTGTACAAGGTCGAATGAACAAAGATCTTGATGAAAGGATTGTTCCTAACGGCGAGTATAGAGACGCTACAAATATACAAGTATCGTCTTCTGAAGACTCAGACGTTGGAACTATACAAAATATACTAGGTAACGTTTTAGTAGATAGCCAAAATCTTTACCCTGAGGACGCGGCGTGTATTGCCACTATTGCAGATGAAAAAAATAATAAAATATATTTTTTTGTACAAGGAAAATATAAAGATCCTTCTGATTACTTTATAGACGGGGATTATAGTAACTTTTCTTCTTTTAGAGATTTAATAATTGAATATAATCAACCTTCAGATCTAACGTCTGTAGGCTATTTAGAGCCTGTTTTTGTAGATATTTACGGTGCTATTTGTCACTTAAATGTAGAGCCGGTATACCAATCGCTATGGACGTCAAACAAATACACTTTAAACATACCAACAGAAGGAACTGCGCAAGAACAAACAGCGGTTGTAAAAAAAGGTATGGAAGTTTCTATCTATGATCCGATTGGTGGTGTTTACAGCACACACAAAGTTATTAACTCTCAATTATCATCAGAGTTTATAGCTGGCACACCGGGTAGCGATAAATTAGTTGAAGTTGAACTTGACAAAGCTATAGTTGGTATAAATGCGCAAATGCAACTTTCGTTTTCTAGCCCTAAAGTATTGTTTCCTTGGGATTTTAATGAGGCTAGCATTAGCTATATAACTGGAATAAACATAATTGATGATTTATTATTTTGGACAGATAATTATGGTGAGCCTAAAAAAATAAACATAAAACACGGTAAAAAAGGAACAGTATCTGTTGTCGGATTACCCCCGTTTCCAACCTCAATAGTTCACGAAGAACAATTTAACTATGACAACGTTGCATCGAATTTTTTGCCAAACAATTATATTGCTGAATACAGGGCTCAACCAGTCGAAGAACAACATATAACTGTTATAAAAAAATCTCCTAAAACTGCCCCTACTCTAGAAATGCACACCAACAGGGAGGATGGTATCAATTACTCAGGCTTACTAACAATAACTACACCCGCGTTTATTAACGATAGTGACATACTAAATAGTTCAGGTAATAGTCATGCTGTTAATTACGATTTTTCACCATATTCTATTGGTGACACTATATATTTAAGAATAAAATCTGACTTAGACGGTACCACTACTTTCAATCTTACAGAGTGGGAAACGTCTATATCGCTAGGTATAAACCCAGCCGTTGTGTTGAAGGAATATACAGATAGTGGCACGCAACCTTCTGTACCGGTTACGGATTATAGAATAAAAGGTAACGTTACAGCTTGGGCTAACGCTAATTATGATTCAGCAAATGGTGATGTAAAAGTAGCAATTGTAATAACTTCAATAGATGGCTTTCCACCTACAGCTAATATAAGTACTGGAAACCGTGATTATGCTATAGACACTTTTTTAGATGAAGAAAAACTGTTTGAGTTTAAGTTTCCTAGGTTTGCTTATAGATGGAGATATAAAGACGGTGAGTACTCTTGTTTTTCTCCATTTTCAGAAATAGCTTTTTTACCTGGAACGTTTGATTACCACCCTAAAAAAGGTTATAATCTAGGTATGGTTAATAGGTTAAAGTATGTTGACATATATAACTTTTTTAACAGAGATCATACGCCAGACGACGTTGTTGAAATAGATATACTCTATAAAGACGAAAACTCAACAAACATACATGTTGTAAAAACTATAAAGTCTTCAGATTTTATATACATTCCATCAATTGCCACCAATGTTAACCACTGGGAGTGGAACTCTTTTAGACTATCTTCAGAAACAGTAGAATCTACCGTTGCTTCAAATCAACTATTAAGACCGTTTGACAATGTTCCTAAAAAGGCGTTGTCACAAGAAGTTGTTGGTAATAGAATTGTCTACGGTAATTATTTACAAAACTTCAACTTATTAGAAAGCTTAGATCCAGAAGAACCGTATAATTTATCTAGCTTTAACTTTTTACTAGAATCAAACGATATACCATATTCTTTTTCAGGTGTTAAATCTATAAAGTCGCTACGAGAATATCAACTTGGCGTTGTGTTTACAGACGAGTATGACAGACAAACACCAGTTATATCTAACGCAACAGCAACGGTTAAGCTAGATAAATCATATTCTTGGAGGTCAAATAACTTTTCTGTATCATTTAATCAATCATATCCAGTTAACATGGATAGGTTCAAGTTTTTTATAAAAGAAACAGCAGAAGAATATTACAACATGGCTATGGATCGTTTTTATGACGCTGAAGATGGTAATATTTGGTTGGCATTTGCGTCTTCTGATAGAAACAAAATAGATATAGACACGTTTTTAATTCTTAAAAAAGGTTTAGATGAAGGAGTGCAGGTTACTGAAACCGCAAGATACAAAGTTTTGGCTATTGAAAACGAAGCCCCAGACTTTATTAAAACATCTAAGATATTAATATCAGAAGAATCACACTCACTAACGTTAAATGATATTTTTGGAACATCAATGTCTAGTGCTCCTGGTTTAAATGATAGCTCTTTTAGTGTTAACTACGATGTTTTTCATGGTACTAGTGGTGCAGATATGCACGAAATAAGCGATACGCTGTACGTTGAGTTTGCTCAACTATCAAGTGACCAGGTTTCTAATAGGTACGAAGTTACTGAATTAACCTGTGATTGGGACGGGGATGGTTCTACTATGCCTGGTAGTAAGTATCATTTTAGAATAAAAGGTATTTTTAAAAGCGATGTTTCTTTTATAACAGATGATGCTACAGGTCTTAATTCTACGAGTATAACTCCAGGTACAATAATGCGAGTATACAGGTATAAAGTAGAAAACAAACCACAGTTTGATGGTAGATTTTTTGTTAAAATATTAATTGATGATGTTTTTTCTAAATATATAAAAAAAGTATACGAAGAGACTGGTCTTGATTATAAAGTTGTTGCCTCTACAAGGTTGTATAAATTACCAGAAGATTTTTCTGATAACGTTTGGGGAAATACTCCTGGTGTAGGTTTTGACTCTGGAAACCTTGCTTACAACGTGTTGGCACACTACAAAACTCAGTTTAAGTCTTGGTTTCAAGATTATAAATTTAAAAATGTCGCAACATCACAACTTGGAAACAGCTTTATATATGAGGGCTCTGAACAGCATGATGATAATTATTGGAGTTGGGCAAATAGTCATTGTGAAACTACGTACGGTTGGACTATGTATTATCATTGTAGCACTGATCTAACTACTGGTAATTTTTATCAACATTCTAACGCAACTAATTTTAACACTACACCACCACCGGCATATTGGTTTGTAGATGAGGGTATTTTCAGGGGTCAAAGATGGGATGATGACATGTACGTAAAGTTTGGTTATGTAAGTCCTAGTTCAAGTGTTTATCAATTTAGTGATGACACTTCTTTTGACAGAAATGGTAACGGTCTTGTTCCTGATCCTGTTAACGAAAACTGGACTTTAGATCTTGGTTTTGGTGGAATATGGAGCCAAGAGTGGAATTGGTACCAGCCAGGTACTTCTGGTGATAAGCATATAGAAAGTGAGAGTAGCGCTGTTATAAGTGGTAGTGGTTCGTTTATTGCTAATAATGATTGGCACCATACTTACGAGAATATTGTTGATTTTTACAAAATAGGTGTTACAGGTGGTAATCCAAAACACGTTAATCAATCAGACATTGTTTCTAGATTAACTCCTGGTCAAAGATTTAGATTTGCTGAAGATCCTTTAAAAACAATATACACTTTAAAAGCTGGTGTTGACCAAAACAATAGAATTAGATACAGAAGGAACGACGAAAAAATGCCTGAGGACCCAGGTAATCCTGGAGATTACATGGTGGAAAACATTGTTGGAGATTGGGCGGATAGCACGAGTGGAGGTAATTCTCTTTATTTTTCCGGTGATTTTATTCACCCAGCAGCTCAACACGATAGTAGATTTGGAACGAGTGAAAGAATAAATACGGCATTTACAAACCCCGCAAACTTTACGAAAAATTATGGTTTAACTGTTGAGCCAGAAATAACTTGGGATCCTACAACTGGTACTGGAGGTTTAATAACTGGTGGTTTTGATTTAACATTAACCACGCCAACTAGTGGTTTAACTTGCTTAAGCTGTGGGAACGCTAGTGTACCAAACGACTTTCAGTTAGTTCTTGATTCTATACTAGGATTAGACGCTACAACTGGAAATAACATACAACTAACGGTTGGTATGGCCTTGTACTCTTACGTGCTCACGGGCACTAGCACGACAATATCACTTCCGGCTACTGGAACTACTCAGCAAATAATGCTAATAAAAACCATTGTATATGACAATGCAACTGACAAGTACCACGTAGGATTAACTGGCAGTAGGTATCTACACACAAGTTCTCAAAATTTTGTGCCAAAAATAAACACTAGTTTAAAGTTTGGACAACCAATAATGAATGGTTTTAGTCCTATATTCATAGAAAACTATCATCACAATATAGCCAGCGTAGCGGATAGCGATGTTCTTGTTAACTCTGTTGGTTATACTTTAGAGTTTATCGAACCTATTGATGATATTGAAATAATGCCAGATGACCCGGCTGTTTGGGAAACTGAGCCAAAAGAAAACACACCTTTAGATATATATTACGAGGCAACTGGATCCTTGCCAACTAAGTTAAATTCTAGCAATTTTAGTAGCTTACTAAGTGTAGGTACTTATACGGGTTCAGCATTTAGCTCGCTTAATGTGTTTCACGCAGGTACTGGTGTTACTGAAGAAAACATTGGTTTTGCTACTGCGGCAGACGGTTTTTCAGGTCCTGGTTTAGGATTAACACTTGTCCAAGCGGGAGGTGCTTCGGCTAACCCATGTGTTGAACCTGGTGGTTGTGTTGGTGGTACTGTACCTGAGTTTGTTATTGGCGACGAGGTTATCATACCTAGCCACAATGTTAACGTACACATACCAATTATTGGTTTTGATGGTGTTGTAAATGTTGGGGGTGATGATTACGCTGAGTATGTTATTGTAGATGTTAATTTATTTAGAAATGGTACTTTTAAACCAAACTGGTTTAACTGCTATTCTTTTGGTAATGGGGTTGAGTCTAATAGAATTAGAGATAACTTCAACCTACCATATATAAAAAATGGCGTTAAGGTTTCTACTACGCTAGCTACACAATACAAAGAAGAGCGTAGAAAATATGGATTAATATACTCTGGTATATACAACTCTATATCTGGTATAAACAACTTAAATCAATTTATACAAGCTGAAAAAATAACTAAAGACGTAAACCCGTCTTATGGTAGTATTCAAAAGTTATTTACTAGAGACTCGGATTTAGTTACTCTTTGTGAAGATAAAGTTTTAAGAATACTAGCAAACAAAGACGCTGTCTACAACGCCGATGGTAACCCACAGTTGACAGCTACAAATAATGTTTTAGGACAAACCATACCTTTTACTGGTGATTACGGTATATCAACAAACCCAGAATCTTTTGCATCACAATCGTATAGGGTGTATTTTACAGATAGAGTTAGGGGCGCGGTTTTAAGGTTATCACGTGATGGCTTAACACCTATATCCGATCATGGTATGAGAGATTGGTTTAGAGATAGAATGAAAATATCAAGTGCGGCTAACAACGAGTTTATCAGTGAAGCTAAAATACTTGGTAGTTATGATGACAGGCAAGAAGAGTACAACGTAACGTTTTCACCAACGTGGAACGCTGCTGATTTTACTCCTAGAACTAACTTTAATAATAGTCACGAAGGGTTAAACACCGAACAAAACAATAGTTATCATTCTGAAGCTATTACAGTTTCTTTTAAAGAATCTTCTAAAGGTTGGGTTAGTTTTAAATCTTTTGTTCCAGAGCATGCTGTTAGTGGTAATAATGATTATTTTACTTTCAAAAACAGTAGGATGTGGAAGCACCACACTCCTAAAACAGAACTTGGTAAAGTTGTTAATTACAATACTTTTTACGGGGATGATAACTTTTTTATATCTACGTTCAACGTGCTTTTAAATGGAGCGCCAGATGTTGTTAAATCATTTAAAACATTAAACTACGAAGGTTCTAAATCTAAATCAATTAAAAATATAGAAGACGATCAATATCACAATCTAAAAAACAAAAAAGGTTGGCATGTTGACGCAATGTTTACAAACAAAGAAAAAGGTAGTTTAAAAGAGTTTATAGAAAAAGAAGGTAAGTGGTTTAATTATATTACTGGAAAACCAATATCAACTAGTGACACTGGTCATTTAGTAGATGGTTTTGATGCTGGCGCTTTTGCTGTCCAAGGACAAGGGTTTTTAACTGTAAGCCCTGTGGTACTAGGTATTTTAGGTTGTACTGATAATGGTCTTAATCTAAATGGAGCAGGTGTTGTTAACGACGCTAATGGAGATAATTTAGCAGCGTTTAACTATAATCCACTCGCAACAATTGATGATAGTAGTTGTATTGATGTGGTCGAGGGCTGTACAAATCCCAGTGCCGCTAACTATGACGCTAATGCAAATACAGATGATGGTTCTTGTATTATATATGGTTGTATGGATCCTACTGCAAATAACTATGATCCTGACGCAACTGCTGATGATGGTTCTTGTACTTACATAGTTTATGGATGTACTGATCCTACTATGTTTAATTATGATCCGAATGCTGGGGTTGATGATGGTTCTTGTATTGCAGTTGTACTAGGATGTATGAATCCCACGGCTACAAATTATGATCCATTAGCTAACACTGATGATGGTTCTTGTTGTTTAATTTCAGGTTGTACAGATTTAACCGCATGTAACTATAACCCTCAAGCTTGTTATGATGATGGAAGTTGTAATTTTTGCAATGAGGATCCTATCTCATCTGGATTCCCTCAAGCTATTAACTTTGATGGTTACGAAGCTGATGGGGTAACACCTTTAGCGTCATGTAATGCTGGGTGTGTGTATTGCGTACACGATTTAAACTCTCTTATTATTACTCCTAGTGGTACTAGTATATCATTGCAGTGGACAAACCCACCGACTAACACGATGCCTTTGTACTCGCCTATTACAAGCATTGTTGTAGAATACGAAAACTTAACAACTTCGGGACCAACTACAACTATCAATGTAACGCCAACAGCTGCTGGGGTGCAAAACAGTTATAACATAACAGGTTTGGATCCAATGTCAGATTATGAAATTTCTGTTGTATCTACGTGTAATAATACGGCGTTTGTTGATGGGGTTACTTCTACCGTTACTACTACGGGTTCTGGAGGTTGTACGGATGGAGCAGGAACTTATAACAACGTTATAACACCTAGTGGCGCTCCTGGAACATGGGGCGCTTGTAACTATGATCCTACGGCTACTGTTGATGATAATAGTTGTGAATACACATCTTGTGCTGGCTGTACAAATAGCTCGTATCTTGAATATAATATTTCAGGTACTGGTTTTGACGCGGCAATAAATCAACCTTTATCTTCGGTTGCACCTAGTTTAGGATATTGTAACACTCTTATACAGCTTGGATGTACAGATGCTAATGCGTTTAATTATGATGTTAACGCTACTGTAGATGATGGTTCTTGTTGTTATGTTGCTGGGTGTATGGATGTGTGCGCTAACAATTACAATCCAAACGCTTGTTATGATAATAATTCATGTACTTACGGTTTGTTGTGTGATGGTATTTTTGCTACTATTAACAGCGCTAGTGACCAAGCTGTTCCTATTGATGAAAATACTGGTGATTCTAATGGTAATAGTATTTCTAATGTTGCTTTTAATTTTGCCGAACTTCCAAACTACTCTGAATTAGATGTATGGAGAGAAGGCGTGCTACCAACAAGCATATCAAATTTACCACAAACTTGTGGTGATTGGTATAAGTTTTATCAACCAGTAAGCAATAAGTCTGATACAACCGATGGGACTGGTATACTTGGAGGACTTGGTAATAACGAAACGTGGAGATTAAGAGGACCCGTGAACCCTGGGTTTAATAAAATTTTGTTTGAAAGTGGTTGTTGGGGAGAGAGTGCTAATGGCTCTGTTGTTGACTACGAAGACGCATCGTCTGCTAACGGTGTGTATCAAGCTTTCAACGCACCTACAACTGATAATTTTGAGTTAATTTTAGTTGTTGATAACTGGATAGGGAGTGGTGGTGGACTAGCGTTTCCAAGACCCGATGGTCACTTTCAGTTTCTAGTTTGTAATGGTGATTACCCCTCAGGCGTGCAAGGCGGTATTCAAGGTCAGGCATACGAGGGTTGTATATACATTGACAACCCAATAATGGGTGGACCAGAATTTCCAGTACAAATGATGAATGATACTGGTTTAACAGGGGTGTCAAGATTCGCGCCTGATGGAGTTGAATGGAGTTGGAGCCCTAGTGCAAACTGCTCTGGTAGTGCTCCTTGTACAGGTCCAGCTCAAGCTGGAGTAGATTTAAACACTTATAGCCGTCAAAAAAGTGTTAAAGTAGGTTTTCAAGGTATGGGGCCAAATACTATAATTTATATAGCTTATTACTCTCAGCACCGATTCTATCGTGAAAACGGCGATAGAGCTTACACTACTGATCAAACTTTTTTCGGCGCTACTACAACAACAGGTCAGTCTAGCCGTGCTTGTGAGGTATCAAGTATCCAGATTGTGAACGCGGATACCGGTCCATGTAACCCTGGTTCTGGAAATGGTGGTCCAGTTAATACCGGTCCTGTTTTAGGAATTGCTAATCCTCAGCTATCAGACTCGAATGTATCTAACTTACAAGCTAAAGCACTTTCAAATAACAACTATCAAAACAAATAAAAATTATTAAATATGCCAGCGCACGTACAACTACAGTTTAACAATTTAAACGTATCTTTACAACCTTCAGACTTCATTTATTATGTTCCAACGACTACAGTGGGAACTATTACCAGCGTGCAAAACTTTGATACTGGCGGTTATTCTAACATAATAAGGTTTGGTCAAGTTGTGTCAATAGATAGGGATAATGGTACGATTTTAGTTTTATGGGATGATTCTGATAATGATCTTGATGGTTCTCCAGATATACCCTTACCCAACACTGGAGATTTTATTTTGTTTTCAAAAAGTACACCAAACAACACCACGGCTTTAGTAGGTTATTACGCTTCGGCTAATTTTGTAAATGATTCTAATGAAAAAGTTGAATTATTTTCTGTTGGATCAGAAATATCATTAAGTAGTAAATAAATAATATAAATAAATTATGGCAAACGGATACGGTAGTTCATCAGGTTCATCTAGCTCACCACGTGTTTCTACAACAAGCGCTACAGGTATTAGGCAACCTGCTCCAGTTGGTTTTCATTATATGCCAGATGGTACTTTAATGTCTGATACTGAGCACGCTGAGCTTTATGGTAAAAAAGCTGGCATAAAACTGATACGTAAGTTTAACTTTGACACTAAAAATATATCTCAAAACGGTGAGGTTAGAAAATTTAACATTGTGTCTGATAAGTTTGCTGTTTTTTCTTTAGAAATACTAAATGAAGATTCGCATTATTATAATTTTGAAACAAAAACATTTGCCGCTGAAAAATATATAATAGATAATTATGTCATGGTAAATGGTCTATACAAAGGCGAGGTTGTCTTTCCTGCTGTAACAGACAGTGATCACTACGACGTTAGATTATGGGCTCCCGATATATACAAAACAAAGCATACTGATTACATTGAGGTTAGAAACGAAGACGATTCTATAAACTTAAACGCTTCTTCTGGTTCTAACTCAAACTTATTAGCTAAAAAAATATTTCAATACATTGATGTTAATGTTACTATTTCTGTGGGTACTGGTATTGCGGCTAATAATTGGGGAACTTTGACAGGGGGAACACAAGTTATTAGTGGTAGTTTACTTGGTACTAGCAGGACAAAACACTCTTTCTCGATAACAGCAACCGCTCCAGGTGACGGGGGTATAGCAATTTTACGCCAACCAATAGCTACCGATGTACACGCTCTTTCTACCCGACAATACGGCACGGCTGTTGAAATACCAGGAGAAAACTTATACAGCAACATTAGAGGTAAAACAAAAACTACAGGCGCAGGAGAAGATGTAGATATACCAATACGAGCAAGCTATACGGACTTAGGGTTAATTGTAGGTGATGCTGTCGCGGTTGGCGAATTCACCACGGAAAGCTCTCCTTTATTAACAATAGCGGCTACAGCTGTAGGTGGTGATCCATATGTTATCAGGCTTAACGAAGCAATTACATTTGCTGACAACGTGGATATATCTTTTTATCGCAACGGGTACTATAGGTGGAACATACATGCTGACAGCTCTTTACACGGTTTAACTAGTGGTATGTCAATAGTAGGTGCTAATGGTGTGACGCCATCTGTTAACCTAGGTGATTATAACGAAGAATTAACAAAGGTTGATGTTAAAATTAAATACAAAGAGCGTGGCGCTGAAGGACTTTCGAGAATTAAAGAAGAATTTACAAAGGGATTATACTACCCAGCTATCGAAAAATCTACTATAACACCAACATATACATCGGGCGTAATATCAAAGCAACTAGGGGTAATAACACACGCTAAACAGCAAGCAGTTGCTAGTGCTAACCAAACTTTTAAGGTTTACGCTTATGGTAGGGAGCAAATTGCTAGCCTTACTTACTGCGACGCTGTTTTCACTAACTTAAAGGTAGAGTTAACAGAATTAACAACCTTGGTTGATGGCGCGGTATCTGCAAGCACAACCGTAACCGTTGACGATAGAAGTGGTTTTATTAACAACGTAACAAGGGTAAGAGCCGTGGGTATAGACGGCACGAGTGGCTATCCTTTGGTAACAGCTGGTGGAGGAAATGATGGTGGTGGAAACCTAACTATATCAAGCTCTCAAACTATAGAAGATAATCAACCCTTGACCTTACTAGGTACTGGTAGCGTAGTCACAATAACGGGTGATGTTGAGTTTAAACGTTTTCCAACGGCAGATACCTCCTTGCTTTTTGACGCTAGTAAGTTTTTGTTAACTAATTAAAAAATAAGCAAAAAGTGTAATTATATATACAATTAAATATAATTATATGGAAAGCATTACAATAAGACCTATAAAAGAGGAGGATTATAAACTTATAGACAATTGGTGGAAAATGATAGATAAATCCCCACCACCAAGAAACCTACTACCAGAAAACGGCTTACATGGACTTATGGCTTGTAAAGATGATAGGCCTATAGTTTGCACCTACTTGTATTTAACAAACTCTAAGTTTGGTTATTGTGATTACATGATAAGCGATACTAGTTACAAAGGTAGAGATAGATTCAACATAGTGTTAAAATTAATGGACATGTCAATTGGAACAGCTTGGAAATTAGGTTGTGAAGATTTTTGGTTTATAACAAAAAGTAAAGGTATGTTAAAGAGATGTAAAGCTCTTGGAGTAAAAGTTTCAGAGGATCCATATTATTTAATATGCTCTTCAAATTCAAAAAAAGAAATATAAATATGGCAAAAAATAAAAATACAGCACCCAGTCCTTTTCACAAGAAAGGAAAGAATGAGGGTGATCAAAAAAGATCAGGATTATTTGGTGATTGGAAAGATGACGCTTATGGTGAAGATGAATGGGATATCAAAAGCACTACAGCTAAGATGGATACATCTTTTTCAGATTTTCAAGGTTTAAAAGACATTGCTGGTCAAAATCTTTGGTCTGGCGCTAGAAACATGATGAACATCAAAAATAACTTTGGTGGTGTTCAAACTGATTTTGACAATCAATACGCGGATGTAACAAATACATTCGAGGGCATGAAGAATAGATACGCTGGAATGGAAAACACCATGGAAGACCTTACCGTTAACCAACAACAAGCTCAATTTCAAAAAGAAATGGCTGCGCAACAACAAGCGGATACATTGTCTCAATTAGGTGGTGCTGCTGGTGGGTCTGGTATCGCTGGTCTCGCTCAAGCAATGGCTGGAGCACAATCTCAACAAAGACAAGCGGCAGGCGCTTCTATTGGTCAACAAGAATCAGCTAATCAAATGGCAGCAGCACAAGCGGGAATGAGTATACAACAAATGGAAGCTTCTGGCGCTTCAGCTGTAGATATGGCCAAAGCACAGGGCGGTATGCAGACTCAATTAGCACAAGCGCAAGGCGCCCAAGCAGCTATGCAATTAGGGTCACAAGCTGAGTTAGCGCAAGCTCAGGGGTTACAACAAGGCCAAATAGCAAGAGGTCAAGGAGCGATGGACGCGCAAAAAATACGATTACAAGGTGCTGCAGACTCTAGAGATTTACAAATAGGCATGCAACAAGCGGAACTATCTTATTTAGCTGGACTTAAAGAAGCCGCTGAGGCAAATAAAGACGCTGATACAGCTGGTAAGTCTGATCGTAGATTAAAGAAAAACATAAACAAAATAGGTCAATCAGCTAGTGGATTAAACATATATTCTTTTGAATATAAAAACCCATTAGATGGTGAGGGATTATTCCAAGGTGTGATGTCTGATGAAGTACCACAAGAAGCTGTTATTAACAACGGAGAGTACGACATGGTAAACTATGGTATGTTAGACGTAGAATTTAAACAAATATAAATATGGCTATAGATCCAAATGCAATGTACAGAGCTGGTTTTGCTAGAGGTACAACAGGTAGAAATCCACAGGTTGAAAGACAAGTTGCTAGGCAAGAAAAGTTAATTAACTTTGCTTACGAAACTATTGGTCAAGTAGCTACAACAGCTGTTAGCGATGGTTATAAAAGTTTCCAGAAGTTTAGGGACCAACTTGATAGTCCTATGGCAGCTAGTCTCACTCAGATAGACAAACTACCTAAAGAAAACGCTGGACTTAGTAAAACCATACAAGATATTAGTGATAACTATAGAAAAGCAAATCGTAAAGCACATTTATCATTTGGTAAAAAAAGAAAGGCAGCTAAAGCAGAAAGGCAAAAATGGATGACGCAGATGACTGATCTAAACGCTGCTCTTGAAACATATAGGGTGAACGCAGAGAAAGCACAAGGATTTGCTAGAGTTTTTACTGGTGTTGCTGGTGAAAATAACAAAGGTGGTAATGTAAACTTAAATCCTGGTAATCAAGATTTTTCAAATCTAAATACAGCTGAGGCGGCAAGCGGGGAGATGGCTCAGCTTTTAAGATGGAATATGGATGGTGGTTACATGGAAGTTGCTAGAAATGGCTCGTGGGTAGATGGTCAGTATAGCAGTAAAAATAGTGATGATGAACAATCTAGTATTACGTATAAAAAGTATTCGGACTTAAGGTTTGGTGACGGTGAGGACAATACGATGGAAAACGATCTAACAGAGTTTAGGGACACTATGGTTGGCGCCGCTTACAAAAATGATGCTATTCCTTGGAGTCTTTTAGCTGAGAACAAGAAAAAACAATTTGTAGGAAAAATAAACGGTTATAATGACGCGACATTTAGAGATTTTTATTTTGGTGGATATTCTTATGATTACTCTAGCAATAGAATGGATGAGACAGCTCCGGCATACCAAGAGCTTTTAAGTAGAGGTTTAGTGCCATACTCAAAAGAGTGGAACGGCGCTTTAACTACGTTGAAGGCACAATCAATGGTTAAAGGATCTGTGTTTAGACAAAATGTAATTGAGAGTGAGTGGCAAAACATGGAAAATTCTTATAATAATGCTCAAACAGAATGGCAAAAACTACAAGCTGAAAAAGATAGAAAAGCAGCTGAAAAAGGTGGGCTTAACTACAAACCTTATCAAAATTACACTGTTGACGGTTACACGGGTATAGATTATAATACGGCTAAACAACAGTATGACAACATGTTGGTAGTTGGTAAAGTAAACTATGATAGAAGTAAAGGATATAAATACATTACTAAAAAAAGTGGGGTGACTGAGGTATATATACAAGATGTTAACGCTGAGAGCACGACCTATGGTAAGTACAAGTTACTTGAAACTATACCAACAAACGACGCTTTAGCAAGAAGAGGTTTAGATTTATTTGGCGAAGGTTTCACGGGGGAAACGAAAGATGACGATGTTGTTAGTCTGTACTTAGACTCACAAAACCCCGATAACGCCGGTGCTGACTCTAATAATGATGGTATCCCTGACGCGGCACAAGCAGAAATATCTAACCTACAAAGACAATAATATAATACATGGAAGAATTAGACGCTATAATAGCACAAATGACATCTGACGGTAGAACTGAAGCTGAAAAGGCAACCGTAGTAAAAGAATGGAAAAAAAGAAACCCAGAAAAGTTTAGTGTTTCGGGAAAGTTAACAGGTCCTGCGAGTGCGACTCCGATTGTAGGATCAAACGTTATGGGGTCCACGTCGGTTCCTGGTTTTTCGGCGCAACAAGAAAAGGCTGCTGAAACAGCTATTTATGATTACAAAAAAAATAGTAAAGCCTATCAAAAACCAATACTTGACTGGTTTAAATTAATATCTGATGATTCCACATTACCTGAAGTAAAGGAAACTGATAGACAAAAAGGCTCTTATTTTGCCGCTCAAAAACACTTAGCTCCTTACTTGGGATATAACAATATTCTTTCAAACTTTGTCGCTGAAGGCGTGTCTAACATGTACAGATCTGGTGGTATCGGTGAAGTGCAAGGTGAAGGTACTCAACCTAGTTGGGACGTAATGTCACATGGTAAAGATGTTACACTTGAAGACGCTAAAGCTTTGCATGCTGTTGTTTCCAAGGGAATGACTAAAGAACAAACTGACAACGTTAAAAAGTACCAAGGAAGATATGAACAAGTAAACGAGGAACATGGAGGTATGATGGCCTTTATGGTTGCTGTTGCTGAAAACCCAATGTATCTAAGAGACGTTTCGATATCGTCTATGGCTTCTATGGCTACATCTTTATTCACATCAGAAGACGTTGCGGCAAGAGCCGCGATAGCAACACCTTTAGGGGCTGCTGGTGGAAGCGCAATACCTGTTATTGGTACTGGACTAGGCGCTATATCCGCGTTAATGGGTAGTGTTTCTGGTTCAATGGATGCTGGGTTATCATATCAACAATTTTTGATGGAGCAGATGACAGAAGATGGTTTAGATTTTACTCCAGAAAATATACAAAAAACTTTACAAAACGAAGAGATTATAACATACAAAGATCCAAGAACTGGATTGGGTGATATAACGGGTACTAGAACTGAAATACTAAAAAAGAGAGCTATTCGACGTGGTGTTGCAATTGGATTTACAGATATGGCTACAGGTGTTTTAAGTGGTGGTCTTGCTAAAGGTACTATTAGCTTACCAGGTATGAGTAAAAAACTAATGACCGGAACACAGAGAGCGGTTATTGGTACAGGGGCTGCTGTTGGTGGTGGTTTACTTAGTGAGGTTATGGGGCAAACTTTTGGTGGGCAAGAGTATGATGCTGGAGAGATTTTAACTGAAGGTTTTGCAGAAAAAGGAATCGCTATGACAGGTGTTACTGTGCTACCGCAGCTTATTAAAAAGAAAGGTAAGTATAGTATTCGCGGAGAGGAAATGTCGGAGTCTAGGTTTGTTAAAGAAGTTAACAACATGGATGACGTTACGTTAGCTCAAGCT